CGCCGCCGTGAGGTTCAAGCGTTGCAGCGCTCCCACGGCGGATCCTGATCCTGTCGCGGCCTCGGACAGTCGGGTGGTCAGTTTCTTGGTGGCCTGCTCGATCTCGCCCATCGAAACGCCCGCAAGCTCACCGGCCCATGTCAGGGCCTGCACGCTTTCCACCGTGGTTCGCATCGATTGCGCCAGCTTCGCCTGCGCATCGACATTAGCGAGGCCCGAGCGGATCATCGCCACGCCAGCGGCGGCCGCAGCGACGGTCACAGCCGCCAGTGCAATTCCAGCCTTGCGGGCAAAACTGCCGAGGCGCGCATTGGCCAGTTCCATCTCAGACGACAGCTGACCAAAGCCCCGCGCGCCAGCGTCCCCGATGCCTTCCAGCTCAGCGCGCACCTGGCGACCGCCTTCGGCGACAAGGCGAACGCTGACCCGTTTCTCAGCCATGGTTCTCTCCGATTTGTTCGTTCAGCTTGCGCACCATCACGGCCTCGATTTCCGGCAGAAGTTCAGCGGCGATTAGGGTGTCGATGCCCAGCGCCCGGGCGAGGGAGAGGGCTGCACCGATGTCCCAGCCCAAAACAGCGCCGGGGATCACCCTCAGCTGGCCACCAAGGCGACCGACGAGATCCCAGACCTGCCAACCCTCTGGTGTCTGCGGCCTGTTCAGTTTTGCGGGGCAGTCCGGGCACGGCCCCGCGCAGGCGGCGCAATACCGGTCGCCCCCGCCGAAGGACCACTCGGCGAGGGCGCGGAGACGTTTTTTTCTGCGTCCAGGATGAGGCCACGCGCGACGTATTGGGTTTGGAAGGCTTCAAAGATCGGCCAGATTTCTAGAAGGGCGTCGATGCCTTCGGGGGTCACGGTTACGATATTGCCCGCGTCATCACCTACGCCTTCCCAATCTAGGACCGCCCGCCGAGCGACAGCTTTCGCCATGGCGAGGGCCAGTTCCTCTTGGGTTGCGCTCTCGGGCATGGCCTCGATGGCCGGATCGGCTCGGGCCGAAACCATCAATGCGGTGGTCAGGGGGCCGACGAGCAGGCGCAGGCCAGGGGCCAATGCAAGCCATTGCGGCGTGGCGGTCAGGTTCAGACGGATCATGTTCAATAACTCACAATGCTGTTGATAAGGACGGCGGTGCACATGCGTGCGGGGCTCGTGGCTTTGGCGGCCTGCCAGTCAAAACTGGCCTGCACGCCTTGGGGCCCGGCGATCTCAATTCGCGGGCGTGGTAGGTAGACGGCGTGGGCGGTGAATGTGAAACTGGCGTTTGCCCCGAGGCTGTAGTTGAATTCCAACTCGCAAGGGCTGCCATCGATGGCTTGGGTCACCAGCGTCGTGTCGGAAAACCGCACCTCTATCCGACCCGTCAGGGCTGCCATGGTCGGGTCGGCCCCATCGATACGACCGTCGCCGCGGATGGTTTCGATCCGGTCGTGGTTGTTGGAATAGGTGATTTCGGCCGAGACGACGTTGCCCAGCGCCGTGCCGTTGCGTTTTACGGTGCCATTGAAATGGCCGAAACGCTGCAGGCCCAGCGCGGTTGGTGTGCCAGCTGCAGTGGTGGCGGCGATAGTTTCGCCCTGCGCCACCAAACGCGCGGTCGCAGTCAACAAGCCAGACCGCTGCATCTGCCACGACAGCTGGTCCAGCACACAGCCGGAATACATCGCGAAGCGGGGCACCTCTGGCATTGCGGTCTCAATTGACATGCTGGGCAGGGTCCAGTTGCCCGACTGGAAGGTATGGGTCTTGGGTGTGGTGCCACTGGTGGTGGGCTGCCCAAAAGCAGCCTTCAGCCAATAGCCCAAAGCCTCCACGTCGATGGGGATGACCACCTCGCCGTCGGCGGTCACCGCATCTTTGATCGGGGCGAGAGGATCGCGCCCATAACCCAGAAGCTCGGATTCCAGCAGGGGCTGCTCCGATCCCAATGTTGCCCGGGCGAAGGGCATCAGCCGGAACCCACTCACCGGCGGGGTGCCGTAAACTGTCTCATACGCAAGCGCCATCTGCGCCCGCGCGCCTTGCGCACGTGCCATGGGGATCTCCTTTTATGGTGGGGGTGTCAGGCCAGCGGGCCGGTGGTGGTGTAGTGCAACACGACGGTGATCACCGCAGCCTTCAGCGCCGCCGCGCCCTCGATGGGCAGGTCGACCGAAGCCGGCGCCTCGGGTTCAACCCAGTCGCAGAGACCGCCTAGGGTGCGTTCAGCCTCCAGTGCCGCGCCGATGGTGGCAATCAGGCTGTCGAAAGCCGTGGCTCGTCCATTCGGAGCTTGAACGACGACCTCGAGCTCGGCCCGGTGCTGGGAGTGATACCGCAGCGGCGACAATGTCACCTCCGGTTCACCCGGCTGGCCGTCGCGCAGGATGATCAGCCCTGCAGCCGGAATCCGTTCGGGCAGCACCTCGTCAAGCAAGGTGAGGGCGGCAAGTAGTTGCAGCCGCGCATGCAGAGCGCAGAGGACCGTTTCGCGGGTAGTGGGCACTTTGTTTGAGCCGATTCCTGATTGGCCGAGATGGATCGCTGAAGCCCTGGGGCGACTTGGCGCGGGACTGCCTCGTCTATGGCATTTCGTATCCCGAGGTTGTAAGGGGTGGACATCTACCACTCTTTGAACAGGTAAAGCCGATTGACTGACATTGATTCAGACGAACCCGAATGGGCGTACGACGAACTGAAGCGCGCTATTGATGCAGCGGGCGTCGCTCTGTGGACGTGGAACGTTGACACCGATCAGTTGGTTATGGACCGACGCGGCTTCGATCTTTGGAACGTGCCTCAGGGGCGGGCCGTAACATTCGAGGAGCTTTCTGAGAAAATCCACCCAGCTGATCGCGACCGGGTGAGGGCCGCATTCGCTGCAACGCGGGCGCTGGTCGGGCAATACGAGATCGACTTCCGTACGCTGCTTGGCCCCGAGGTCAGATGGATTTCGGCCCGAGGACAGGGCGACGACGTGGGCATCCGCAAGGGCACGATGACAGGCATTTTTCTGGACATCACCGGGCGCAAGCAGGCGGAAGAGGGTCACGAGTTGATGGCGGGGGAGATGAGCCATCGGGTAAAGAACCTGCTGGCGATCGCTTCTGGACTGACGAGGTTGACGTCACGATCCGCGACGTCGGCAGAGGACATGGCGAAACAGCTCATAAATCGCCTGACAGCGCTTGACCGTGCGCACGACCTTGTCCGCCCGCTTCCTGGCGGCCACGGAAAGACGGCCCTGCTCGGCGATATCTTCACGGTTCTGCTGGCCCCCTATGACGACGACGGTGCGTTCGCGGGGCGGATCCGAGTCGCGGTCCCTCGCATGGGGGTCGGAGCCGACACGGCGACGACTCTGGCGCTTATCGTGCACGAGCTCGCGACCAACGCTGTCAAATATGGTGCGCTTTCGGTTAAGGACGGCACACTCGATATTACTGGTAGCATGGAAGACGAAAACGTCCGCATCGTCTGGACGGAACAGGGTGGTCCGGAAGTCGCTGTGCCGGTGGAACTCAGTGGCTACGGAAGTGGCCTTATAAGACGCGCTTTGGAGGACCAGTTGAGGGGGTCGGTTAGCTACGAGTGGTTAAAAAGCGGCGCGCTTGTTACAATGATCCTCAGCGGGGATCGGATGGCCAGTTGACGTGTTGAAGCAGGATCGGCTCGGCTGATCGCCATCAGGGCTCCTCCCGTACCCAGTTCGCCACGATCAACCCCGGTACGCCGTCCACCGCGCGCTCAGCATCCCGCGCCAGATCGAGCCGCTTGCGCAACTTGACCTGCGGCACCAGCAGGAAGATCGGCACGGTCGCCACGCCGCGTCCGGTCTTGGACCTGCTCGCGACCGCCCGGCCCTTGGTGTTTAGCCGTCCCTCGGCCACCAGCAGGCTTGGCCCCCGGCTGCGATATATGAATCGCAGTCGCAACCCGGTGCGACGTTCCCATTCACCGGGTGTGATACGGCCGCCTTTGGTGCTTTTGCCTGCTGCCGCAGTCGGGATCGCCAGCCAGAACCCATTCTTGGACCGGATCAGCGGGCCGGTGTCATGCGCTCCGATGATCACCGGGGCGTTGGACCAGACCAGCGCCGCCGCGTTCAGGCTGTCGCCGGATTTGGGGAAGCTGGCAAGGCGGATGGAGTTACCAAGTCGGGTGCCCAGCCCAGCGCCGGTGATCTGCCCGCGCCAGGCGGATTTTAGACCGGTGCCAGCTTCGCGCACGGCGGAGGACACTGCTTTTTCACCGGCAGCAATTTCTACCTGCATCAATGCGGCGATGTCGGGATTGATCTCGATCCTGAGCCTCATGTTGGCCGCAGGTCCAGCGACCAGATCAGGCGTTCGCGGTCGCGCACCGGCTCGCCCTGGATCGTAAAGCTGTCGGCCCCGATCACGATCAGATCGCTGGGGCGGGGATCGGGCAGGTCTGCGATGCGCACGTCCACCATCATGGTGTCGCTGACGATGCGCGCCGCCCCGAATTCGGTGATGCGGTCCGGGGCGCGGCGGATGACGCGGATGGGCATTTCCTCTGACGTGGTTGCAGAAATCCACAGGGCCGCCACCGCCATAGACGGATTGGCATAGATGCGATCCATGGCGACGGCAAAGATGTTCATGGCGAACCCGTCAGTTCGAGGTGTGAATGCGGATCGCGATGCGCGGCCGCTTGTTGACTGGCAGGATCGAGGCTTCAGTCATCAGATCGATCCAGCGCCCTTTTTCGTCGAGATGCTGGCGGGCATAGAGTGGCAAGCCCATGGTGTTGGCCGCCTCCAGCAGGTTGGCCGGGCCGCCATAGGTGGTGAAGGTGTCCATTGTCCCAAGGGGGAAGGCGATACCCTCGCTGGCGGGCACCAGCCGTTCGGTCGCCTTGGTGGAAAGCGTGACCGTGCCCGAGTATTCCTCGAACACGATGCCCGCGAAGGGGAAGTTGCGCCGCACATCCTGGCGCAAGGGCTGCGCGCCCGTGGCGGCATAGAACTTGTAGGCCTCCTCGGTCTTCGGGTGCGCGATCAGCTTGTCGAAGAATTCCCGGCTGACGAGGGCATGCACATCGTTCATGCTTTCGCCCAGCAGGTTGTCCTCCATCGCCCGCAAGACCTCGCGGACCTTCCCCTGAACGTTGGTGCCAGCCGTGCCCAGCACGAAGTCCACCGAGATTTGCGCGAGACCAAACTCGGTGAAGTAGTTGTAGAGCGTGATGCCCGCACCATCCTTCACGATGCCACGTAGGGCATTCATCTCCATATATTCGCGGGTCTGGGCATGCTTGCGGCGCATTAACTGCAGTTTTCGGTTCATCACCTCGACCAGCGGGTCGGCCCCGTCGAACACGCCCAGCGCGGGTTGGCCTTGGATATCGCCCGGCAGGATCACATCATCATGCGGGATCCACGGCAGCGCGAAGCTGCGCATGGACCGGCCCTCGCGGGTGCCGACGGTGGCAGGGCCGCCAAGGGGAACCGAGGGCAGCAGGTTCAGCACGCCCTCGTATTGCTCGATGATGCCCGCCTTCCAAAAGTCACCGTCTCGCGCACGCAT